GCCAGGGCGGAATTTCCTGTGGTTGTATCACCACCCCTGGGAAGAGCAGGAGGAATTGCCGAAATTACGGTGTGGTGTTGGCAGTTGTGTAGCACCGTAATTAGGACCTATGTGGTAGATGTCCAACACTAAGCATAGTTCCGAACCGCCATCACTAGGGCGGTATAGAAATACGTCAAAACCCTACCTATGGAGTGATGCCATGGGCGTGTCTACGGAGCAGCTGACGTAATCAGCAGCCAATCATGATTGGGATGACGTCCCCTTGGTTTGAGGCAACCGCTCCTCACGACAACTGCGGCTTGTTCCCCGAGGCTGATAACCTCGGGTCGGTTAGAGTCCGGTTACCAGGGAAACCAGCCTTGGTAATAAGGAACAGGGTGAGACAGTGGTGGATCGACAGTCCACCGTCTCTAGGACTGCCAGGCTTCGCATGGCCTGCCGGACCCAACAACCTCTTGTGCGCAGATTGTGCGGTGACGCACGCGTTTCTGCCGGAGGCTCTGTTGTGTGTCGGCTGTCAGGTGGCCAGGTGGAAGTCCGGAGAGGCTGTCAAAACCACACGCGTATCTCGCGTGAGTTCCAGAGTGAATGTGGGGTCCTTCACTCTCGCAAGAGAGGTCTTGAAGGATCATGTGTCTAGACGGTGCTTGGGGTCGTTACCCGAGGACCGAGCACACCCTTTCGCGGAGGATGGGCGACTATCCTTCGTCGAAACGGGTTTCAAGCGCAGACACATCAGGGACGGTTTTCTCCCCCGACCCTGCGCACCACTCACTGGTGATGTGGTTGCTGAACCCTTGCAACCACTGAATTCCCCGTGGCCGACCACACACAAGTCAAGTGTGTGCGAACTTGCGGGGGCCGCGGGTGCCCTTGACAAGGTGCTCGCAGGTAAAAAGGGTCCACCCACAAGGAGGATGGGTGAGGCACCGGCTGGTGCCAGGCTGAGGCAACGCGCGGCCTGGGTTCTCTCTTTGAACCCAGACAAGCAATCGCGGGAATTGGGGGCGCTCTTGAAAGGACGGTGGACACCAGACCTCTCCAAAGAGTTTGCGCACCCGATGAACGCGTTGTTTGTAGCATCGCGCGGCGGCTCGGTGAAGTTCCTGGGCGGGGGAACAGTCATTAAA